GCTTCAAAGGCGTATTCAAGAGCCACGGCATAGCGACCACGGACGGAGAAATCACCATCCAGAAAGTCGCGGAGAGCATGAAGGACATGGACATGGTAAACGGCCGCACCTTCATCCGCGACGCCTGCCTCGAGCATTTCGGCGTACCACGTGAAATCATGGGTATCACCGAGAGCAGCAACCGGGCCACATCCGAGGCCGCGCAGTACATCTACGCGCAGAACGTCCTCATGCCGCGCCTACGCAGACGCGAGGACGCCATAAACCAGCAACTTCTCCCGCTTTTCGGCGACCACCTCATCTGGCGCTACGACGACATCGTGCCGCGAAACCAAGAGTTCGACAAGATGAAAGCCATTGACGGATGGAACGCAGGGCTCATCACCAAAGACGAGGCCCGCGAGCTTTTGGATATGCCAGCGGCTCAGACAGGCGGCGACGTCTACAAGACGACTTTCTCCGACATCTTTGTTAGAGCGGACGAAGACCCCGTAGCCGTTTCGAGCAGCATGGCGAACCTGCAATACGGCGAGGAGGCCCCGGCAGAGGAAATCGAAGTCGAAGAACCAGCCGAGGAGGAACACGGCGACACCATCACCATCGGCGGCCTCGGCGGGAAGCAGCGCAAGAGCGTCAGCCTACGAGCTGTCGCCCGCAGCGAGGACGCAGCCGCCAGAGAGGGCATAACGGCCTTTGAGATTGCAACAAGCAAGTATTTCCGGGAGCAGGCCCGCCGCATCGGCGAGGCCCTCGGAACCACGCAGAAAGCCGGGCACACGGCCTTTGATTACCTCAAGGACTACATCACCGAGACCGGGCAGGTAGACACGGCAGCATGGGCGGCCCTTTCAGAGGCACAGCAAAAAAGCCTCCTTGACGAGTTCGTAGGAAGCCTCATCGACTGGCCGAGCGAGACGGATGTTCTAAACAAGATTTTCGAGCCGTTGTGGAAAAAGACATACAACGCCGGAGCGCAGGCCGCGCAGAATCTTTACGGCCTACGCGGAGTGCAGCGGCCCGAGCTCATCAGCACGGCCAAGCTGCGAGGCGGCAGGCGCGTCGTCAACATCCAGCAGGCCACAAAGGACAACATCGCCCGCATCGTTTCCAACGGCATCGAGAACGGCGACAGCACGCAGCTCATCGCCGATAGCATCATGCAGGAAATGCAGACCACGGAGACCCGCGCTCACCTCATCGCGCAGCAGGAGACCATGACGAGCCTCTCCACCGGCCAGTACGACATGGTAGTAAAG